TATTGTTTACCTTTAGTATCTAAAGCCATAATTAATAATCTCTTTCTTCAGCCATTCTAAAAATAGATGGGTCAACTTTTTCTTTTTTTCCTAATGCATGATCTGGTCCTAAAGTTCCTTGTTTAATTTTAGCGTTAGGATCAATTGCTAATTTTTCATTTTTAGTTTTAGCAACATCAGGTGAAAGTTCACCATGCTTGTATCTTTTATTTATGTCCATTGTGTCTCCTAGTTTTTATTTTTTCTTTTTTTTAATCCAAGTAGATTCTTTCTTAACTTCTTTTGGTTTTCCTGAATAGCCATAAGAAGTATTATTTTCAAATTTTTTATCAGATTTTTTTTGAATATACTTAGATTTTGTTTCTGGTTTTACAGGTCCTGTATAACCATAAAACTTTTTATCAGATGTTTTCTTTTTTATAAAGCTAGTCATTAATAATCCTTTTGGTCAGCTAATTTAAATACAGAATCTTGTACATGCTCTTTACCTGATTTAGTAGCATAATCAATATTTTTTAAAGCAGTTTCAGATTCACCTTTTCTAGGTGCATGTTTATTAAAATCTATATTCTTAGATTCCTGATTAGGCTGTTTGCCATCAGGTGCTGTACCAAGATCACCTTGTTTTATTTTAGTTCTTGGGTCGAATTTAGTTTCCATTATTCATCTCCTTCATCATCAATATCAGACTCTTCAGATAAATCTTCAAGTTCCATTAATAAGTCTTCTTCCTTTTCATGTAACTCTCTGATATCTTCTATAACATCTGATACAGTTCTTGTTTTCTTTTTTCTTGCCATTATAGTCTCCTATATTTTTATCTTCTTAATTGATAGTACATTTTTTGTAGGGATAGTTGTATACCCACCACCTTGTTTTATTTTACCATTGTCTTCAAAAATAAAATCAGCCATAACAACAGTTGTTTTATTATTGTGTACTACCCATCCTACACTACAACATACTGCTGTTTTAGATTTTTTAATATCAGGGATATCAGCCCAAGATACATCTCCAACAATATCTTCCCAATATACCATTGCTAAGTCATAAGGAAAATTTTTTTTATCTATAATAGGTAGTTTATTTTTTTTCATTTATCCCTTTCTATATATTAATTAATAACCAAATATTCTATCTGAGGGAGTAAATTGTACTCTAGGAGTCCTATTAAATCTTTCTGCATAACTAGTATGTGTTGGTCTACTCATGCAGCCATATCTTAATGCGTCATATGCGTGATCTTCCACATGTGTATTAATATCCTCTGGATTATTATCATCTAATGGAAGTGTTGGAAAAGTTCTGAGTAGGTTTCTACAATTAGAAAATATTCTAAGACCTGGTTCTTTCTTCTTTTCGTCAACTAATTTTAATCTTTTGTGGATTTCTAACTTTCCACTAATTCTGCTTTTAGGAGTTCTATCTGAAGGTCTCCAACGACATCCTGTTTGAATCATCGTTTCTGCAATGCTTGGACCCACATCTCCTCTCTTTGCCCATGTACTAGCGTCTAAGACCCCGTAACGTATATATTCTCCATGCTCTAGCTCAAGGACTTTTCGTGCAAATACATCCGCTGTAATCTTTTGGGTATATAATTCTCTATAAGCCCATAAATTATTATCGTAGTCAATAGCAAACCAAAGACAACAAGCAGGAGAACTGTAGCCCCAATCTGCAGCACGAAAACGCTGCCAGCCTTTAGGTACTTCAAAAGGTTCAACAACATGAATCTACCTGTTAAATTCTGGAACAGCTGCATTTGACACTGCATCCCGATTTCCATCTAAAAATTGTTTTCTTTGTACTTCTGGTAAAGATGACAACATTGCATAGTAATCATCTGTTTGCATAAGGTACGGATTATCTTGTAACTTAGCTGGTATAAACCTTCTGGTTATATACTTGTGTCCAGAGGGTGTAATTATCTCTATGTTAAAAGCCGTGTTTGGATCTATAGGATCCACAAACATTTCTTTAACCCATTGTGATCCTACATTACCTGGATTTCCTGTAGCTCTCATGTAAACTGGTATTTCAGGATCAACTGATCTAAGTGACGATCTTAGAAAATTATATATATCTGGCGAAGGATATTGTGGAAGTTCGTCTATTCCTATCCATGTGTAAGATTGCCCTTGGTAACGTAAAGCGTCTGTCATGTTCTCTGCGTATCCGAACTCTATCTTTGCTCCTGACGGGAATCTCCACTCTTTTTCTTGCTCTCTCCATTTTGCTCCTGGAAATGCTCTTGAGTATAATCTTTGAGAATGATTAATTAAATCTCTCAACTCAGGCATTGTTCTACGTATTAGCAATGCTCTATGGTTTTCTTTATGACAATATCGTAGTGGGTCAATTAACATTGCGTATGACTTACCACCACCTCTTGCACCGCCATAGAATACTTCTCTTTCTGATGCAGCTAAGAACTCTGTCTGTGGACCTGAGTTAGGTTTAAATATAACCTTCTGCTGAGAAATATGCTCCTGTATACTTTTAGGAGCTTCATCTATTACGTCTTGTGTTATAAGTTGTTGCTCTTTACCATCTAAAGCTTTGTTAATGGTTAACAGTTTCTTTTTAGTATTTTCTGCATGAGCCTTGGCTGAACGTAAAGATTGTTCTGCCTTTGCAACTTTTTTACGTGTTCTTGCTAAAACTTCTTTAGCTGATCGTTTGGCTTTTCTCTTGACTATCTTCTTGGGTTTTGGAGGTGGTATCTCGTTTAACTCTTTTGTTAAGTCCGACATATGAGATGTACCTTCCTGTTTTTCTTGTTAGCCATATTGCCACTTCTCTCAATGAACATGTTTTTAAATAATTCTTTGCTTGTTCTAATGCTTCTAATTCTGATTCTATTGGAACTAAATAATTCCCTGTATCATCAATCTTATAGCCAAAGGGAATTGTTCTGGCTTTTCGTTTAATCTTTTCTAACAAACTATTTTTTCTTTTCTTCTTTTTTCTTTTGTTTTTCTATACTATCTTTAAGTATTTTCATTTTTTTATTAACATCAGCATCATTACTACCTGTCATCATATCTTTAAATTGTAACAAAGTTTGTTTATCAAACTTTAAAAATGCTACATTACCTTTTTTATCTATTTTTTTTGTTTTGTGTGCGTTAGAATATTTTTTTTCTTTTGTCGTTAACATACTAGTCCTCTATTGGGGTTACTATTGATTCCTTTGGTTCTTCTTTTGCTGGTAGTATAAATATTCCGTGCTTAACTTGCATGTTTATATCTAGTTGGTCTTTCTTTGTCAAGCCAATTCTATCAAGGATTTGTTTTGCTGCTTCCATTCTAATATTAGCATGAGGAGTCGTACCATCCTCTTCTAACATATCTACCATTTTAGTAGCAGCTTTGGCTGAGTGAGATGCAAGGTAATTCTCCGCCCTCTCCACAATCTCATTTTTTAGAGATCGTAGTACTTTTGGGTAGGAGTGCTCTGAATATCCTGCTAACTCTCCCGCTTTTTTGGGGTTGCCTCTTGCTTCCCCGAACAATGCGTCTAGAAACTTTTCCTGTGTATCGGTTAAGCTTTTCTCTTGAGTCTTTAGAATAGTAGAATCCATGTTTTGCATTTATAAGTTCCATTAATAATTTAAATGGAATGTCTTTAGCTGATTGTATCAAACTAGATAATGTTTGATTTTTTTAATTTAGCTGTAAGTTCAGATAGATTTTTAGCAGAGTAACCCTTACCTTCTTTTTTTCTTTTTTCCATACTCTTTACTCTTTTTAGCATTCTTCTTTCTTCTAGATCTGGTACCTTTTTAATATCTGCAGAACTTCCAAATCTTGTTTCTCTTTTACCTTTAGGAGTTAAATAACCTTTTCCTTTATGTAAAAATTTAGATTTGCCATCTTTACTAGCAGCATCAAAAGCTTCTTTGAAAGATCTAGGCTTAGCTATGTTCTTTCTAGCGTCTTCTCTAGCTTTTGGAAACATACTTTCTTTAGCATACTTCTTTTCTGCCTTTGCAACAGTAGATTTCATTTTAGATTCAGCCATACCTTTCTTAGAAGCAGCTTCTTTAGCCTTTGCTTTTCTTCCTTTAAAAAGATTTATAAGAAATTTAGGTTTTCTTTTCTCTTTGTCAGCTTGTGATTGTTTTGCCATTGTTATTATCCTTGATTGTTATTGTGATTAACAGAAATTCCTAGGAAATTTCTAATTAATGATGCAGTTTAGTGATGACCCCTGTGGCATAAGTGTATGCGAAGTGTACGTGTGTCCTTTTAAAGTGCATCTATTTATATTATACACATGATTTAGACTTTTGTCAACCATTATTTTAAGATTATTTGTGGGTGCGACATTATTGTACAAGATTTGTATTGACAAAAGTGAATATGAGGTGTATAATGTAACTATAGGTTACACGGGGGGTTTTATATCTATATTATAGCTAGATATATAACTCACTAGGGACCCCCCAGGGATATTGTCGGGAGATTTTAGGGTATTTACCCTAGAATATGTACCCAGAAATATAGCCCGTTATCTGGTTTACAGGGGTTTTGGGAATTTTAACATAATCCTATATATCCATAT